TTAGCTGACCGCGGTGTTGATCGTGGTCCCGCGGATAATGAGACCGGAAATGATCTCGCCGGCGGCGGCCGCGGCGTCCTTTGCGATCGCGAACGAGTGAGCGGTCCCGCCTATAGCGGGCGCGATGACGGAGAATTGTCCATCGGCAGATGTACCGAGGATGTCCATCTCGTTGATCGCCGCATCGGCTTGTATCTTCGGCGATCCGCCGACAACCACTTCCGCGGCCTCACCGGACTTCGGCTTGTTGTAGAGCACGCCGAAGACGAGCTCGCCGGCTACGGAACACAGAATGATGTCGCCCGCGGCGTCGAGCTTCACGGCCTTGAACTGGTTCGCGTTGGCGGACAGATCGGCGCCGGCCTTCAGGCCCGGCTCCTTTACGAGATTGGCTTGGCTCGCCATAGTTGCAGCTCCTTATGCGCCGGCGTTGCCGGCCGGTTGGTTACCACCCGGTTGATTACGACGCGGCGGCGCGCTCCTCGCGGATCACCGTCTGGAGGAGACCCGGGTTCTCCCGGTAGATCGCCGAGCGCGTCTGAGCTTCCTCGACAGCCGAGGCCGGCTCGCGGCCCAGACGTTCGCGGACGGACTTGGCAACGGCTTCCCGCGCGGATCCGGCGGGTAAATCGTCGGAGCCCTTCATCTCGAGGACCCCGATGTCCTTCATGTGAGCGGCGAACTTCTCGCTCGCCTTCTCCATCGCGGCGATCATCGCCTCCGTCGGGTTGTCACCCTCGGGCTCGAAGCCACGCTCCTTCAGGACCGCGACGCGCTTCTCGAGGTCCACCTTGACCTCGTCCTCGCGCTGTTTCACGATCCCGTCGATCACCTTACCCTGGTCCCCGATCTTCTTCTCGAGGCCCTCGACGTAGGCGAGCGCCTTCTCGTCGAGCTTCGACTTGTCGAGCTTGGCGGCCTTCTCCTCCGCGGCCTTCTTCTCCGCGGCGGCCTTCTTCTGTTTCTCGAGCTCGGTCGCGTCGACGCCCAAGGCTTCGAGGACCGCGTCCTTCCCGAACAGTTCGATAAACAGCTCGGGCGAGATCTCCGCGCCCTTGTCCTTCTGGGTCTTGATCTTCTCCAACAAGTCGGCGGTCTTCACGGTGTGCTCTCCGTCTGAGGTCTTTCTCGCCAGGCCCTTCACGATCGCGAAACGGCGGTTGTTTGCGGGCTCGCCGACCAGGTGCACGCCGTCCACATCGACGTCGACGAGTTGGTTCACGGTGTTCCGAAACCTCCGCAACAAAAGAAGGCCCGCCCTTGCTCCATCGTGGAGCATAAGGACGGGCCTCAAGCGCGCCAGCCACCCAAGCGCGTATAACTACGGGCCTTAGCTAATTGTCAACTGCCCCAACCTAGGCGGCCCCTTCCCGGCTGTCAACTTTGAGTGACGCCGCGGCCGGCCGGAAGATGTTAAACCACTTGCACCGCGGACACTGGCGGATATCCCGCCGGCCGTTCTCCGCCTTGTCGCGATCCTGCCACCGACGGATGACCCCGACGAGAACGACATCATACGGACTCTCACCGAGTGGGGTATTGCACAGCTCGCCGGCCCGGCGACCGACCGCCTGACATCGGGGCGTCACGCCGCCACCTCCAGCACCCGCCTCACGGATGCATTTTCGTGGTCGGGGAATGGTGAATCAAAAACCTCAATTTCTATCCACTCAATGTCCACCATACCCGGCTCCGCGGATTCCACGTACTCACCGCGCCACCAGCAAGGCGGCAGGTTCGTGCGCCAGTTCATGTTGCGCTTCCACTGCTTCCCGATTCTGGTACCGGTCGGCAGACTGCACGAGTACTCCAGTAGCGCGGCGACCTCAGCCGACATTAGACGAACGATCTTTCTGGCTCACGTCGCCGGCGTCGGCGCCTCGGTGAAGGTCCCTCCACCATCTCGGGCGTGGACAGCGGCGATCGACTCCGCCGTGACGCCACGCGCGATCGCGAGCTCCGACGCCTCGCGGAGGAGCTTCGCCGTGCGGTGCGCGTTCATGGCGTCCTCCGTCTGCTCGAGGAACCGGAGCTCGTGCCGATGATCGCAACCCTTCTTCTCGCACGCGACGGTCTCCGGATTCCCCTCGGCATCGAGGACCTGGCCGGTGCTGTCGAGCCGCCTCTTGTCGATCGCGTTCACCTTCCCGCACGAACACATGTAGACGACGCGGTCCGGTGTGTCTTCGTACTTCGCGAGGACCCAGGTCCCGGGCTCCATCGCGTTCCCGTGTACTTGCTGCATCTCAATCATTGGATTCTCCTCCTAGTTTTTTTCGTTGCCATCCGAAGCGCTCCGCGCCCTGTGATATCGTCCGCTGGTCGACTTTGGATTATTCTCGCTATTTCACGCGAGGGAGAGGCCGTGCTCCCAGAGTTGTTTCGCGATCGTTTTGTTCAATCCCTGCCAGAACACAGACGGCATTATCCTTCCATCTCGATTGAATGAAAAGGACAGGAGTGTCGGCGTCCTGGTTATTAAGGCACTCACGCACGGTTACGTCGGCGAGGTGCCACTCCTGCCCTTGTCGTTTTATGCTGGCACGCGCCGGCCCCAGCCCTCAAAGCTATAGCCAGTGTAATCTCCCGCCTTGATCCCCTTCCAAATCTCGTCGTCGAGTACCTTCGACCACATAACCCAAGAGCCTTTCGTCACGAGCTGGGCCCCCAGGTGGAAGTCGACGGGTGCCAGAAAGCTCTCGACCGGCACGACCTCGAGGCGGTTCGCCTTCCGCGCGTGATCAGTGCCGAGCTCGCCGCGGCCCTGCGCATAGCGGATCCCGAACCCGTGACATGACCGCTCAATCTCGACCGCCGTCATCCCGTCATCGTGAGCGTCGGCGACGTTCGGCTCGTACACGACCGACGCGACGAGGCGCCGCTCCTCGTCGACCTTTACGATTGGCACGACCCAGCCGAGCGCCTTCTTCTCGCCCTTCTTCTCTGGGACGCACTTCCCCGTCTCGTCACGGTGCTGTCCTGGCGGACACGGACCAGGGTGGAGAGCCTTTTCGATCTCGTCCATGATCTCGAACGCCCACGGGCGATCGGCGAGCGCCTGGTCGAGGATCGTCTTCGTCAGCGCTTCCAGCTCCTCGTGTGCAATCGGTGCCCCCTTCGCTTGTTTGACGGCCGTCGCGGCCACTGCGAAGCTACAACCCTCGCGGTCCCCTTGTCGACCGCCATCCTTGCAGACGCCGTCAAACGCGGAGTTGAACGCCTTCCGGTAGACGGTCTGCTCGTGCTCGCTGAACCGCGACCGGACTCGATCGGGCAGCTCAGCGTTCGAGGCGAACGGCATTAGTCGGGCCTCCCTTGGGGTGTGGATTCGGCTTCAAGCTCGAGGACCTCGGCGCCCAGGTCCTCGGCGGCCGCCCGGGCGACTGCGTTGGGCATCGAGGGCTCGTACACGCCGAACGGTGGGAGCCAGTCGAGCCCGTAGCCGGCAGTGAGCAATCGCGCAAGCGCCGAGGCGACAGAGGGTTTGGTGCCGTTGAGCTCCGTCACTTCCCAGACAAGCTCGTCGTCGACGGTCAGCTCGACTTCCGCGATCCGGATCCTCGCGCTCACTGTGGAACGATCCCGCGCATGATGTCCCAAATATAAGCGAAGTGATCTGGGTCTTTTTGCCAGAACTCGAGCGGATCCCGTGACATGTACTCGAGGCCCATCGAGAGGATCTCGGTAAACTGGCGGCCGTATTCCCTCCCGACATAGGCGTCGATGAAGGCGTCGACTCGTGTCATCTCGTGGAAGTCATAGTTAGCAGCCGGTCGGAGGATCCGGAGGCGCTGAGCTGCCTCACCGGCGGTGCGCCGATTATAGAAGCGGAGGGACGCGCGGAGGACCTCGGGGTGGTACCACTCCACCGCGTGCCCGAGCTCGTGGACGACGGTATGCTCGCCCGCGTGTCTCGAGAGCCGCACAGGCCCGCGATCGAAGAAGGAGCGATTCCGCTTCGTCGACAGGAGCGAGACACGGATCGGCCGGCCATCGGGCGCCGTGAGCCAATTCTTCGCGACGAGCGCGCGAAAGTTGGCGACACCTCTCTCCCGTACCGCGTGGCGCGACGGTTGCGTGCCGGCGTGCTTCACCCCACCAGGACCGATCCACCCGCCAAGCGGGGCCTTGCTCGCTCGGTTCGGGAACGTCCCAAGATTCCGCTCGGCCACCGGGCGCGCGACCATTGTCTGGAGGGTATTCCGCCTAGCAGCGCCGACCGTCACGCGGCGTTTATGGAGAGTCCCAGCTCGACCGGCGACACCAGTTAGCTCCTTCATCACCAGCGCACGCTCCGCCTCGAGAGGAGCAAGTGCCGGCGAGCCCTCGGCGAGTTTCGCAATCCTGGCGCCGAGCGCCTGGTGTCGGCTGTTGAGCTTGAGGATCCTGTCGTTCAGCGGATCGAGCTGTGCCTCGATCCTCGCCCAGATCCGGGCGGTGCGCCGGCCGACTTCCTCGAGCTCGGCTCCGACCTGGACCGCGGTACGTGCCTCACCCGTAGGAGGAGGGGGCGGCGGCCGAGGGATAGGAAGAGGGGGACGCCGCGGACGTCGCACAGGGCGCCGCCTGGGCCGCCGCGTTGCCCTTCTGGCCCTCGCACGCGAGAGCTCGAGGACACAACGTCAACCAGGGTGGGCGGTCGGCCGGCGGATCGCGCCGGTGATCCCCTGGAACGGCTCACCCACCGGGACCTTCTGCCCGTTGTCGAGCGAGAGACAGATCTCCTCGACATTGCCGTCTCGAGCGCTGACCCACTGTGCGATCATGTTCCCGAGCTGAAGGCCGCGCTCCTCGACGATAAGAGCCGTCAAGTCAACGGCCTCGGTTCGGGCGATCAGGCGCGCACGCCGGCGAAGCGACCGCACGGCGTATGCCTCGGCCTGGCGGCCGGCCGACGCCGCGCTCGCACCTTGCTCGAGGAGGCGCCGGCGGAAGTTCTGGACCGCGATCGTTTGCCGGCGGGTGAGCCCGGTCGAGGCCGAGATCCCGGCGAGAATGTCGTCGGTCGATCCCTCGCGCATCAGGAGGGTGAGCTGTTCGCGGAGATTGGCTCGAGCCTGGGACGTGAGCTCGACGACCCGGGCGCCGATCTGTTGCTCGGCGAGCGTCTGGGTCGTGACGGGCCCGAGCGGAGTCAGGAACTCCTCGAGGTCATCCCGGACGATCGGCCCCAACGTGAGAGCTCGGACGAGCTGCTCCTCGCGCCGGTGGAGCTCGAGCTCGAGCTGGCCCACGATCGCCTCGAGATTGACGCCGCCGAAGGTCGCCGCGTCTCGGAGCTCTCTGACGTTGGCGATCCGGCTCCACCCTTGGAAGATCGAGAGCCAAATCTCACGGAGGCGCGATTCCCGAACAGCAATCGCGCGGAGTTGGGAGCGTCTCGAGGTCCCCGGCTCCGCGCGAACGATCGCGATCATCTCCGGATTCCTCGACCCTCGTGATGAATCGGGCAGCGCTTCCGCGGGCGGCCGCGATTGCCATATGCCACCTCAACGCCACAAGTCGCACACGTCGGGACCAAATCGGTGCCGGCGTACATCGTCTTGTTCAGGTGTAGCCAGAGAAGGGTCTTCTTAATGCGCTTGCGATTTTGACGTGCCATGCGGCGGAGATAAACCTCGCGCGTCCGATAACCTTGCGTGCCGTCCAGCCGCCCCTTTCGCTTACTTCTCAGTCGAGACCACCGGCCGGCCGTCGAATCCCGCCAGCGCTTTTGAGCCACATGTCGGCTGGCAAGTTCCTCCGGACTTTTGACATGGGCACGTTCTCGCTCGACGCGCGCCTGAAGCCGGCAACCAGACGTGCAATAACGACGTTTGCGGCCGCCAACGATGTCGCCGCGACATCGCGCGCACTTACCTGAATGGATCAGGGTTGGCTGGGCAACGGTCGCGCCGAGCCTCGTTGTAAAATCAGTCACTCCGCGATCACTTGCGCCGGTTCTTCCGGCGCGACGCCTGGCCGCGCTTTCCGCTTGGCCTTCTTCGCCCGGGCAACGAACGAGGCGGCGCGTCGCACGGTGTCGCTAGAGCTCCTCCTGTCCCGTCGACTCCGGAGCGCCCACGCGCCGGCGAAGGAACTCGTCGAGGCCTCCGTCGGGAAGGATCCCGCCGGCCGTAATCAACTTGGAGAAGTAGTCCGCGAGCGCCTCGATCGGGAGCTCCTCGATGTCGCCGTGTTTGAGAATCGGCGTCGCAGCGTTCGCGAACCGCGGGTTGAGCGCCCTCAGTACCGGGAGCGCATACTGTTCCATGTGCTCCTCGATCACGTCGAGCCACGAGCCGGCGGCGCGCGCCTGGGTCGTTGTCGTCGAGGACTTCAACGCGAGCGACCCGACGCCCTCGTGGCCGATCAGAATCGCGTCCCCGACCATCGCAATCGCCATATCGCGATTCAGCATCGTCCAGAGCGCCTCGATGTCGATCTGTCGCCGGCCGGTGGATCCCATTAGTGAGATCCGCCACCCGGATGGCAATCCATCCTCGAGCTGCTCGTGAGGCACGACCAGGCCCTCGCGGATGTCGCGCTCGACCTCCCGCGCCATCGTCTCCGCCTCGGCGAGTGCGGCCTTGTCCTCGGGACTCGCGCCCTCCGAGAACAGCTTCGATGGTGCCTCGATCTTTATCATGCCGGTGAGATCTCGACGGAGGCCGACCTTCACGATCCGGCGGAGCTCTTGCTTGTCTGTCCAGACGAGGAAGGCGTTCCGGGCAAGCGATCGACCTTCGGGCCGGCCAGGCGTAGGCTCGGTCCGGAAGTGGAGCAGCTTCCAGGCTGGGATCGGGACCAGCCGGCCATCGGCGCCGACCTGGATCAGCCACTCGAGCTGTCCCGTCTGGGGATCCGTGATCCACTGGCTCACTGTGCGCGGATCGAGCGGCATGAAGCCGGACCACACGAAGACGCCGGGGTCAACTTGTTCGAACAGGACCTCGAACACTTGGAAGCCCCAGAGCACCATGTCAGCCGCGGCGCCTACCGTCGACTGCCACCCGGGCCGAAGCCGCGCGATGTTCTCAGACACGAAGTCGGAGAACTCTAGGTCGAGCTTTTCCTCACCGCCCGGCTCGATCGACCAGTCGGCCGCGCGGAGGAGGAGCTTGTCGAGCTGAAGCACACCGGCGATGATCGGATCGAGCGCCATCTTCTCGAGCGTCTTAAACGCGCGAGTCCCGCGGAGCTCGTTCAGGACGGGGTCGTCGATCGTCAGGGTGGCGGTGCGTTCGCGTCGGCCGGTGCGGCCGAGCATTTGGATGGCTGAGCCCTTCTCAGGATCCTGTCCCTCAACGCGGTGGCCGGCCTTCTCTAGGAGCTCGGGCTTCACGGGATCACTCCTCTCCTCGGATCAGTCGCGGGATCCTGGGCCGCGTGACTTGGCGCGGACCGATCATCAGATGTGTGAACAGCCACACGAAGGCGTCGAGATGATCGGGAGACTCCGCGCCGGGCTCGGGAACCCAGGTGCAAAGTTGGTCCTCAAGCTCCTCAAACATACCGACGTGGTGGATCTCGCCCTTCTCCGCCCTCAAGGAGACGGGCTCGGCTCGCGCTTGCTTGGCCCTCGAGGCCGAGACTTCGCGTAAAGGTAAGGCCGGCCGCTCGCCGTGCAAAGTATGGGCGACCATATCGCCGCCCTGGTTCGCCTCGTAGACAACGACATCCGCATCGAGGGCGTCGAACGTCGCCACGGTGCGTGCTGCCCAGCGCCTCGGCGTGAACCGGCCGGACACGTCGAGGAGAACGTAGCCGTGCCCGTTCGTCGCGATACCACCGCCGATGATCCCCGTCTCGCTCGACGTCTTCTTCGACTTCGCGGCCGGGTCGATCGCGACGGCGATTCGCTCGAGCTTAATCCCGCGTGTCTCGAGCACCTTCAGCTTGCCAGCGAGATCATCCGGTGCGGGGATCCGATGCTTCTCAATCTCTGCGCGCTTCCACATTGCGCCGGCAGCCTGGTCGAGGAGTCGGGCGTAGATCTCCTGGGAAGCGATCTCTGTGCCCTCGAGCGGCTCGATCACTTCTGAATAATAGATGGGCGTCAGGTTGCGGCGGTTGTCGTAGCTCGTGCCCGACGTCACGATCGTCGACTCTCTCGAGAGGATCGTTTTCAAGAGTGCGATCGGCTTCGGCGTCGTCGTGATAACCAGCTTAGGATCGTCGGCGTCACGAAGACCAAACAGGAGGTTCTCGTAGACCTGAGAGGCGTAGGGGAACTTCGGGAGCTCGTCGACCCAGGCGCGGCCGTGTTGCGGTCCGCGGAGCTGGTCGGGATTGTTGCCGCTGTAGATGTGCCCTTGCGGCCCAGGCCGAACGATCCAATCGTCGCGGAGTCGCGGCCATTGAAGGAGGCGCTTCGTCGGTTCGTACAGTGGACGGAACCAGGGAGGCGAGACGGCAATGATCCCCGACGGACCGAGCACCATTACGTCGCGAGCGTCACCCGGTGTCTCGGCGACGATCGCCATCAGCTCGACGCCGTCCTCCGCCCACGACCGCACGACCTCGGCGCCGGTGCGTGTTTTCCCCCAGCCGCGGCCGCACATACAGAACCAGACGAAATAATATTCGGTCGGCTCGAGCTGGTTCGTGCGCGCCCAGAAGTGCCAGTCGAAGTGGAGATGCTCGAGCGCCTCCGCGTAATCGACGCCCTTCTCCTCCATGAGAGCGGCAAGGCTCTCCTCGAGTCTAGCTTCTCTTTTCTTCGCGGGAAGCGATGCGATCCAGACGCTCCAGGAGTCGGCTCCGGAGGGCCGCCGCTCGCTCCACACGGACCGCGATAGGATCGCCTTCTTCATCGCCTGTTATGGGGAGAGGTACGCGACCGAAGCCACGATCGAGAATCGTGTCCACGGCCCAGCGCCACCCGGGATCGCTCGCCGTCTTCTTCGGCGCCTTAATGTAGTTGACAAGCTTAGGGAGTACATAGGAAAAAACGGCCTCCTGACAGTCGGCCTTGACAGCGTTCGGCGTGCGGCCACTTCGTCCCTTCTTTCCAACGCCACGCCGCGGATCCTTTCCCTTCCTGAACGTGCCCGGCTTCCGACGCGCCGTCTGCTTCTTTGTTGGGCGTCCAGTTTTCCGTCCAGTTTTTTTTCGGGGCATCCGCCCACTTCCGAGGAGCTGGCGGGACCGGATTCGCTAGAACCCAGGGGACTGCCGATGTGCAACCGCCCGGATCCGATCCCACCAGTAATCTAGGACGGCCCCCCAAAGATCGTCCAGGCTATCCACGCGACGATCACGCCGGCGGCGAACGCGCGGACGAGGTTGTGCCAGTAGTCACGCCCGAGCTTGGAGTGTTTCTCCCGCAGAATGAACAGCTCGGCCGCGAGCTCCTCGAACTTCTTTTCCTCGAGGTCGGGCGTGTCCTCGAACGCAGCGTGCGCCGCCTCGAGTACCTTCTGGATCTCCTCGAGATCTTTGACCTCGATTAACTTGTACGTAGCCTCGGCCTTCGCCAAAAGGATAGTCGTCGGCCGCGGGACACGGATCCGGTCGTCGTCGCCACCGGACCAATTCCAGCCAGCACCGGCCCAATCGGGCCCTTTCTTCTCGAGACTCACAGTCCGGCCTCGCGGTTCTTCTCTGGGCCGCGCGGCTGATCGACCTGTCGCGACAACGCCTGCCAGGACCGGGCGACGATCCCGGTTCCTGGGAAGAGATCGACGAGATTGTCCCCTGGTATCATGCCGAGGCAGTCAAAGAGCCAGGCGCAGAAGGCGATCGGCTTCCGGCCAAGCAACGTACCGTTTCCACGGGCTGATTGTGCCCGAAGCCAGTCGCGGATCCCTGGGCGTCGTTTACGGCCGCCGACGACTATCAGCGCCTCCCATGTGGAG